CTAAAAATGTATATGCTGCTCCTTTAATCCACTTCATGTTTCCGCTTTCTTGCCTTTGTTAATACCTTTTTTAATAATGTAATTTTGTGTGCCGTTAGCACCCGTCTCAACTTCTTTTTTAAGAAACTTAAACAAGTTCATTTCTTTTAATTTTTTTTCAGTATGCCTGATAAAACTTTCTAATACTTTATTGTCTCTCATCTTCCACCGCCTTTGTAACGTGTTTGTTTCTTTTGCCTACGTTCACTTTTATTTTGAGATTTTTTGTGGATGCCACGCTTGGGTGGTTTATCACGAGGTATAAATGTTCCAGTAAATTTAATTTTAGCCATTACTTTTTCTTTCGATCAAGTACAGATTTTGTAACCTTACTTCCAAAGCTAGCTGTGAATACAATGATAACTAAATACCATACGCTGTCTGGTAGATCATTTATGATTGATACCCACTCTCTAAAGTTTTCTCTTGTACTTGGAAACCAGCCAGTAGTGAGCATAGAAATTAGCCACACCATTAATATCTCGTCTTTGTAACTTTGATCCTGGCTTTTTATTCTAGCAACATCTGTATCTTTAGCCGCTTCTATTTCAGCAGCTCTAATAACTTTTACTTTTTCTGCTTTATGTTTGAAATGAGACGAGATTTTTTCTGCTCCCATTTTTACCAAAGGATTTTTTAATAAACTTAATAAACCAATCATGCGCAGCTTCTCATCAACTCCGCCAGGCTTTCACACCTAGATGTTGTTTGACTATGCCAATTACTATCAATCATTTCATCTGCTGCTTTATTGTAGTCAGCTTCTTCAATACCTTCCCACATCTTTTTAAATTTCATCACACGAGGTTTCCCAAGTTGGAAAGACATTTCACAAATGATACCTTTAACTATTTCTGGTACTTCTATTTCTTCCAGTAATTCGTTTGCAGATGTAAGAGCAATTTCAAAATCATTATCGAACACAGCTTCAAGCTCATCTTTAGAATATTCAATACCCTCAACAAAGTGATCGGTAGGTAGAACCAGATGGCCATAACCAACTGTAGCGAAACCCAGGCTATCGGAGTACACAGTATTCCTATACCCTTCGTGTTCCTTAATTCGTTGTTTAACTTGTTCCATGTTTCATTTATTTTCTGGATCAAAATTAATAATTTTGACACCTAATCTCTTTTGTTCGCCAGTTCTAGCTCTAGCGATTTTGTAACCATTCTTTCTGTAGTTTTGTGTTTTGACATCATAAGCCGTGTACTCTCCCGTCTTAATGTTGAGAACTAATATATCTACTGGCCCCGCACCTATTGGGGTAAAGACTATTAAGTTTGGATCCTTTGCAAATTGTGCAGCAGCTAACAGTTCGTTAGATAAACCTTTAGCGTTAGTTGTTCTATTCCGTAAAGTAGTGGATGATTGAGCCAATGATACCGCCTATTAGTAATAGTATTGCAGCACCACCTTTACCCTTATTCATATCTGATTTTAATGATTTAATATCTTTACTCATATCATCGATTGCTTTAAACAAAGTTTTCATTCGTTCAGCGCAAACCTTTTCATGGTAAGATATTCTTATTCCATTATGATCTTGAACATTAGAGTGTTGGTTATTCTTTTTAGTCATTCATATAACCCTTAATTTTATTTTGGATTATCAGATCTTACTTTATCGCAATGATCTTTAAATGTTGTAGTACCATTCTTTTGATCCTTGTAGATCATTTCCATTTGCTTATCCCAAGACAAGTATTCAGTTCGTCTAGTTGCATCTATACCAGCATTTGCTTCAGCAGCATTAGCAGCTGTTTCGTATGATGCTATTTGTTCAGCAGTTGGTTCAGCAATATCATAAGTCCAAGATTTTATATAATCTCCAGCTCCGTCATTTTGCAAAGAAACTTTTGTATCATCCCAAGTTTTTGAGTTTGCCTCTAAATATAATTTAACTTTTGTACTTAATTGTGCCATTTTTTTTTATCCTATGTAATTAGTTTATATCCAAATAATGAAGTTCTTACTCCACCACCACCAGTGCCAAGAACCTTTGCTTGACCATTACCAACTTGTCTAGCATATAATTCTATGTAATCATTATCATCTAAAACCACAATCGCTGAAACTGTTGTACCTATATCAGCTAAATTGTTATCACTTCCAGCACCACCCATAATATCAAAAGGAAGAAGATTATTAGCTATTGCTCCATTTTTATAAAGCCATGCAGAACCTTCATCACCATTATTTGCAGAAGCGGAATGTACTGCACCATGAATAAAATAAGTTCCAGCTTCACCTGGTGTGTATCTACTACTTGCAAATTTATTATCAGTATCAATTATTTCTACATCTAGTGTAACTTTAGTAAGAGTATTATTACTAATATTTTGTGTACTATTATTAGTAACATAGAACATTAAATTATTAGCACCACCAATACCAGATACAAAATTTGCTTTAGTCATTTTTCTTAATGCTGAAGCAGAGGCATCATGGATTAAAATAGTATCTCCATCTGCAATAGAAGTTTCTGCTGTGTGTCCAGTTATAGATGTAACGTCTAGGTGTTCTTCAGAGATAGCATTGTCAGCGATCTTTGTTGCATCAATAGCATCTGCTGTAATGTTAGAGGCTACTACAGAGTTTGCAGTTACTAACTTACTGTCTTTAATATTTAAACCATCAACTGTAATTCCGTTAGCGGAAGTGTTTTCTTGGATGGTATCTACTTTAACTATTGAACTCATCTATACTCCTATTAATGCTTGGATTTCATCATCATCTAATCCCAAATCTTTTAGTTTTTGTTTGCCAGATGTTTTTTTGTTTATTGCTGTTTGTTCAGCATCTTTTATTTCTTGTATTTTTGCTTCAACTTCAGCCTCTGTAGGTTTTGTAATTGAACTGTCATGCACTATAATATTTTCGTAAGCCATTCTTTCACTTCCAGTAAAATCTTTTTTCCAACCAAACCATTGACCAGAGTGCATTTTTGATAATGCAAAACTTAACCATTCTTGTTTATTCATTTTATGTATCTCCTAATCTAATAAAACTCATGCCAGTTAATTGAGAATTAGTACTGCCATAATTAATTGTATCATTTTGTTGATGGTCTACTTGCAAACTTGCTTTACAATTTGTAGTGCTTGTAACATCAAACAAAGCTGAACAAAATGCGTTAGCATAATAATTATTTGCATCTCCTCTAAATATTCCTTGAGTTGAACTGGCTATACCACTAAAAGCACCACCATTATTAATTGTAGTTCTTATGTAAAGTCCGCAATAATGACTACTTGCAGTATTGTTACTAAATGCTCCCATAGCTTGAATAAGCCAAAGTCCAGTTTCTGGAAAAGTAAATAAACCACTACTTTGTGTCATTCCTGTTCCTATATAACTTGAATGAACATCATTTCTTTCCCAATTAGAAGTAATTGGTGCAGCATCACCAGAAAAATGTGCGGTCATTCTCCATTCATCAGCACCAGTAATTCCACCAACTGGTAAAGCTTCAAAAGCTGGTGGCGATCCAGCACCAGTAGAAGTTAAAACTTGTCCGTCATTACCAGTAGCAATCGCAACTGGATTACCAGAAGCATCATAAGAAATAATATTACCATCTGTACCACTGGCCATTTTTGCTAAAGTCACAATGTTATCAGTAAGATTAGTTTCTACTACGGAGTTAGCAGTAACTAGTTTGCTATCTTTAATATTTAATCCGTCAANAGTAACTCCATTGGCTGAAGTTTTTTCTGCTACTGTATCTACTTTTATTTCACTCATAATTTAACCTTTTGGATATTTGTCTTTTGTTGTTTTAATTGTAGCTTTCCAAGCATCTATTCCATTGTGGTAGATGTCGTCTAATTGATCTACAATAGATGGATAGTGATTTGCTCTATTATTTAAAACTGTTTGTAAAGCCTCTGCTGTATTACCAGCAGTTTCATAACTTGCTAATTTTTCTGCATTAGGTTTTGTTAAACCTGATACGTTCCAAGTGTGAATATAGTCTCCTTTTCCATCACTATCATTTTGTATAATAATATTATTTTTTTCAGATTCCCATGTTTTAGAGTTTGCTTTTAAATATAATTCTGTTTTAGTTTTTAAGTTTGCCATAATTTCCTTATTCTATAATTTTAAATGCTCCAAAAGATGAAGCTTGTTGTGCTGATCCACCTTTAAAATAACTTGCTTGACCACCACCTTCGCCTTGTCCATACATTTCTATATAATCATCAGAATCTAAAGGAACTATTCCTGACCATGATAATGCAACAGCTTCACCATGATTACTTCTATGAGAGGTTCTTGAGAAAGATAATTCAGAACCATTTTTATATAATTTAATTGTTCCATGTTGTAAAGCACCACTACCACTAGCTATATATAAATTCATAAAAACCATATAATTTCCTGCAACAGTAGGTGTAAAACGATAATTTGAACTATTGTCATATTTGCTATCAGTATCAATAACTTCTGTATTACAAGCAACCTTAACATTACCAGCATTACTTGTATTTTGATCTCCACTTAAAAAAGCAAAAAAAGCTGGTTTCATATTACCACCAGCACTTGCCCATGTTAGACCACCAGTATCTCCAGATTGAGCTGATAAAAAATATCCGTTAGTTGGAGAGTTAGAAACTTTTAAATTTGCTTCATCAACAATATTGTCTGCGATAACAGTTGCACCATCTGCTGTAGAGGTAACTTCGCCAGAGTGATTAGGATGCGTATAAACTGTATTAGTATCTGCTTGAGGTACTGTAAAACTAGCATCTGGTAAAGTTATTGTTCTGTTTGATGATACTGTGCTTGGTACAACTATATCAATATAGTTAGAGTTATCCGCATCATATATTCTTAATTTACCTTGATCTTTTACTTCTATAATTCCAGCCATTATATTACCACTACTGTTGAGTTAGAGCCGATAGTTAGAGTTCCAGTTATNGCAACATTTCCAACTAGCAGCATATTTTGATTTGCCAATGTCGTATCATTAGCGATTGTATTGTGATGGATAAATGATCCACCATTTGTTGTTAAAGCAATTCCGTTACTATCCATGACAGCTCTTTCAGTTCCGCCAGTATCAAATCTTAATTTATCTTCGTCTGAACTTTCTTCTACTTGAATTTGAGTATCGCTATCTGTATCAGCTATGCTTGATGCACTTCCAAGACCAGTAACAAAGTTAGCCTTTGTCATCTTTCTTAAAGCACCACTAGCTGAAGTATCACTTATTAAAATTAGATCATTATCAGCAATAGATGTTTCAGCAGTTTGTCCAGTAATCGTTGCACTAGTTACAGCTGATACAACTACCCAGTTACTTCCATCATAAAATTTTAAAACATTAGAAGTTGAGTTATAAAATAAATCTCCTTCATTAAGTGATGATGATGGATCACTAGAACCAACTCTATATTTTTCTGCAAAGCTAGTTACACCAGCTACGTTATCAGCTACAGTTGTTACATTGGCTTTGATGGCTTCAATAGCAGTTAAGTCAGCAACAAAATCTGTCGTTGCTAATGCGTTAAGATCACTAACTATATCTGTTGTTGCTAAAATATTTAAATCTTCAACTATCGCTGTTGTAGCAAGTTTATTAAGATCAGCTACTACATCACTTGTTCCAAGTAGAGCCATGTCAGCTATAACATCTGTGTTTGCAAGTAATGCCATATCTTCAATTACTGCTGATGTTCCTAGTAAAGCCATATCAGCGACTACTGCACTTGCAGCTAAAGCATTAATATTTGTTTGTTCAGATGAAGTTGGTTTTATTGCTTCCCAAGCATCGGCTGCTGTCCAGTTAAATAATTGTGAAGAACTAGAATTAAAATATAACGCACCAGTTAATAAAGCATTACCATCATTGTCTGTTGATGGAGCTGAACCTTTTGCTCCTAAATATCTATCGTCAAAACTATCAAAACTTGCAGCAGCATTGGTTTCAGATGTTGAGGCATTAGACGCAGACGTAGCGGCTTCAGATGCTTTAGTGGTTGCGGTGTTGGCTTTAGTTGTAGCTGTCGATGCAGATGTTGCAGCTTCACTCGCTTTAGTCGTAGCTGTCGTTGCAGATGTTGCAGCCGAAACAGCATCTACTAATAATGCAAAATGATCGGTATCTGTTAAAACATCGCCAATAGCACTATCTGCTACACAAATATAAATATTATTTAATTGAGCTGTTGTAGTTGCTTTGACAATATCTCTTTGTACGAAAGCAGCTGTAGTAGTAGTTGCAGAATTACCTTTAAAAGTACCTAATTCTTGAGTTACAGATAATTCTCCAGAACTATCAAATGCTAAAACTTTAGAAGCTCTATCAGAGGCAGACGTAGTAAACTCTGTACTCGTCATTGTATTAGTTCTTGAAATTTTAATAGATCTATTTAATTCTTCTTCAAGCTCTTGGTTTTGCATTTGAAGTTTATCTAAAGCATCTTCGTGAGTTTCAGCTGGAAAAGGATCGTTAGCTACATAATCTGTTTCTTGAGTTAATTCTGTATTTCTACGAATAAGTAAAGTGGTACCCGCAGCTGGTGCCGTGACCATAGTAACAGTTCCACCACTAGCTCCATTATCAGCTATACCATAATTTGCAGATCCAGAACCTTCGGATTTAACTGTTTCTACACCAGTAGCAGATCTCTCAATTACTGTTATTTCAGATGTCGTATTAATTGGAAACGTGTACGCAAACGCTGTAGTTGATCCATTTCCACTATAGGAATTTAAAATAGTTGTCGTGCTAATCGTCATAATTTTTACTTTGGGTTGTGAGAAAGTGATTTTGTAGGCATTAAAATCCTACACTATGTTTCTCTTTATTTAAAAAAGACTTTATTGTCTATGCTTAATTTGGTTTTATTTCGCCTGGAGACCACCAATATTCTTGTCCAGTACGCTTTTTTAATTTCTTTATATTACGTCTATTATCAGAGTTAAAATCTGGGTTTATTAGTCTTTCAAGTGTATCTATTATAAGTCTTTCAAATACTAACCTTGCATACCAAAGAGATCCTCCAGGAGTATATCTTTGTAAAAATGCTGCAAGTTCTTTACCCGCATTTGTATCTTCCCCCATTGCTAATTGTTTTAAATTACCTACAGTTAAATTAACAGTATCGCCTAAAAATGATACAACTGGCCCAGCAACAGTTTTACTTAAAGATCCACCATATCTGTTTTGATCTGAAAGTAAAAAATCTCCAAAAATTCCTAATCCACCACCATAAATCATAGCATTTAACCAATACTTAATTCCCATTTCGGATGCTGGAGTTGGTTTTTTACCAGCTGCAACTTGTTTAATTTCGTAAGCTAAAGATCCCATAATTGTTCCACCAACTATCATTGGCACTAAATATTTTGCTTTACCCATTAAACCTACTTGTTGAAACCCTCTTGATAAATGCGTCATTCCTAAAGTTATAGGAAAGTTTTTATACATTAGAACTGAGTTCATAAGTTCGCCTGGCAATGTGCCTGGTTGAGTATTACCACTTGCAAAAATTTTACCTTTAGCAGATGAAGTAGGAACTGCAAAGTTAGTTTCATTAGTTATATAAGTTAGTAACCTTGTAGTTAAATACTCTCTAGTAGCATCGTCTAAGTCAGCTCTAGCCATAATATCATCGGGTCTCAAAAAAGTTGCACCCTTTCCAACCATTGTAGGCTCATCTATACCCGCATCGTATAATTTTGTAGTTCTAATAATATCCCAATCAGCTTCATTAATGCCGTATTTTTTTAATGCTGCTTGTAAATTAACATCTAACTTACCAAATACTTTTCCGCTTTCTTCTGCAAGTGTACCCATAACAGACATACCAAACGCCCATCTTCCAGATTGTGTAATGTGTGATAATCCAGATCCTCTTAATACAAAGTCAGAAACTCTTTTAGCCCAGAACGGAGCATCTACTTCATTTAAATATCTTGCCGCAACTCCCGCAACTGTACTCCAATGTTCAGCAATTAAACCAAGTCTGATAGCTGTTCTTGATAATACTTTATCTGTCATCCCTTCTTTTAATAATTTAAGAGAATTTTGATTTGCTTTGTAAGCGGGTAAACCATTAAATTTAGATGTTATTCTTGACCAATGAAAATCAGTAATTGCCATAACTGAAGCACCTCCTAATTGTGCAGCAGTTAATAATTGTCTTAATGATGCAAAAGATCTACCCATAAAGCCATCAATAGGTTTGTGTAAATTACCTTTGTGATAAGCATATAAATTTTCAGCATTTTTTATAATTCCATTAGTTCTATCTTCTTCATTTTTAAATTTATTTAATTTTTTTCTTTTAAATTTTCCTTGCGCCTCTGCTGCTGCATCAATCTTCATTTGTTTTTTTATCATACCCATCGCCCAAGTATGAGTTGCGTCTGGATTTGGCCCCAATACTTTAAGCATTGCAATATCCCTAGACATTCCGTTGATATGTTCCATCATAGTTTTAAATGGATCTGGAGAACCAAATCTTGTTTGATATTCCATCCAACTATCAGCATTTTTAAAAGCTAAAAATCTATGATCTAATCTTCTATTATGTAAAGATTTAC